GTACGCTTGGTCGGGAAACCGGGTCAGCAACGGGTACACCATTACAAACAACATTGGGGCGCAACCCAAGGTCCGGCTAATGAAAAAATATATCCGCAATCCAAAACACACGGAGATTCACGATGTACGGTCAAAAAAAAAGGCAAGAAGCCATTGAGCGGGAAAATGAACAGCAAGATGAACAGTCTTCGGAAAAAGATGAAGACTAAGTACGGCAAAAAGAATAATAAGAAATCCTAATGGTTCTTAACGTAGAACAGATAAAGAAACGCTATAAGAAAGCGGAAACTCACAAGGACCAATGGCGTTCTATCTATGAGGAAGCCTACGAGTATGCGCTTCCTATGCGTAATCTTTACGACGGTTACTATGAGGGCAATGTTCCCGGTCAAAATAAAATGAAACGGGTATTCGACAGCACTGCTATACATAGTACGGCCCGGTTTGCTAATCGGATACAATCCTCCCTGTTCCCCCCACAACGTCCGTGGTGTAGATTAGAACCGGGCCTAGAAATACCTGAAGAGCAAAAAATAGAAGCTCAACAAGCGTTAGATTTTTATTCTGAAAAGATGTTTGGGATTATGGCTCAGTCTGGGTTTGACCTCGCTATTGGTGAGTTTTTGCTAGACTTGGCTGTTGGCACGGCGGTCATGCTTATTCAGCCCGGCGATGAAATAACGCCTATACGTTATACGGCTGTTCCTAGCTATCATATCTGTTTTGAAGAAGGGCCGAACGGTACGGTTGATACGGTGTACCGTAAGTTTAAGCGACCTTTTAACGTTATTCAACGTGAATGGCCTGACGCCAAAATACCTGACCATATTATAAAAAAATATGAGGGTGATGAAACCAAGCCTTTAGAAATGATAGAGGCTACCTACACAATAGATAATCAAATATACTATTGCCTAGTCACAGCAGAAGAAGACTTTAAACTTGTGCATCGTGACCTCAAGTCTTTCCCTTGGGTTATCTCCCGATATATGAAAGCCAGTAACGAAAGGTATGGTCGTGGCCCCGTGCTATACGCCCTACCCGACATTAAGACATTAAACAAAGTTGTTGAATTAACTCTTAAAAACGCCAGTATTAGTATTGGTGGAGTGTTTACCGCTGTAGATGATGGTGTCTTAAATCCCCAGACAATTAGCATCGTTCCCGGAGCGGTAATAGGCGTTAGCTCGAACGGGGGTCCTCGCGGTCCTTCTTTGCAACCTTTACCTCGTTCGGGCGACGCCAACCTTACGCAAATCGTATCAAATGACTTGCGTGTAAATATCAAGAAAACCTTACTTGATGAAAGCTTACCGCCTGATAATATGTCGGCTAGGTCGGCCACAGAAATCGTCGAGCGCATGAAAGAGCTATCTCAAAATTTAGGTAGTGCCTTTGGTCGATTGATAAGTGAGACAATGTTTCCAATCGTTCGTCGTACTTTAGAACTCATGGATGAAATGGGTGAGATTGAATTGCCCCTAAAGATTAATGGGCTTCAGGTAAAGGTCGTGCCAGTGTCACCTTTGGCTATGGCTAACAATGCTGAAAAAATGAATGAGGTTATGCAGTTCATGCAGATTTCTCAGATGATGGGGCCACAAGGTCAAACGTTACTCAAGATGGACGCCGTAGGTGACTATATTGCAGACCAATTAGGTATCCCGGCAAAACTAAGAACGTCACCGCAAGAACGTCAGCAGATGCAACAAGAGATGATGCAGATGGCACAGATGGCGGCACAGCAACAAGGCGTATTGCCACCTGAAGAAGGGGAGCAAATGCAATGAGCCAATCAGAGCGTATTCGCAGCATAAACTCGCCGGGTTGGGATGGTGTAGACTCAAGCGTTACCCATTTAGAGCTACCCAATACGTCAGCACAGAGAGATTTAGATATTCAGTACAAGCGATGCTTTGATACTGAAGCCGGGAAAAAAGTATTAGAAAATTTACGGGCAATAACTATTGAGCAACCCGCATGGATACCCGGCGCAGACCCTTCTTTTGGATACGCACGGGAAGGGCAGAATAGTTTAGTGCGTGAAATTGAACAGAGGATGAAACGAGCAAATGAGCCAAAGTGACAACCAAGAAGCCCAAGGAACAACCGAAGAAGTTTTGGCTCCTGATGGCTTGATGGCCGCTACAGCTTTAGAAGAAGAAAAGGCCGTAGAAGAAGGTGAAACTATTGAGCATCGTGCAGATGCCGAAGTAGAAGACAAGCCCACAGAAGAAGAAACGCTTGAGCGTCCTGATTTCATACCTGAAAAATTTTGGGATGAAAAAGAAGGGCCTGACTTAGAAAAGATGATGAAGTCTTACGATGAACTTCAGAAACAATTTTCTCAAGGTAAACATAAGGCTCCTAAAGAATACAACACAGAAGTTTTAACGGAAGCTGGTTATGAATCTAATGACCCGCTTGTATCAACGTATTTAGATTGGGCGCAGAAATATGGCGTCAACCAAGCAGCATTTGATGAGCTTGCTTCTAGTATTACTGGCATGGCGGGTGAAGACATGGCGGCTGTTCAGCTAGACGTAAAACAAGAACGCGAGGCTCTAGGTCCAAATGCTGACGAAATTTTAAAGTCAAATATTAATTGGGCTGATGGTTTAGAGCGTAAAGGTATAATCTCTGAAGCAGAAAGGGCTGAGTTAAACATTTGGGGTGGCTCTGCTGTTGGTCAGCGTCTTATGCAAAAGGTACGCTCTATGACGGGTGATATGTCAAAAATCCCGGTAGCGGATGTAGCCGAAGCCGGAGTAAGTGAAGATGATTTTAGACGCTCTATGCAGAGTAAAATGGCTGACCCACGCTACGGGAATGACCCAGCGTTTACTCGCTCAGTAGAAAAAGAATACGAACAAAGATATCCCGGATAATGCCTGTGGCGTTATACTTCGCCTAACTGCCCTCGCTTACTCCTTTTGGCGAGGGCTTTTTTGTACAAACCTAATATGTATGGTATAAAGTATTTACAAGCTACAGCTTGTAGTATATCCTATCGGTGACAGATAACCTTATGGCCTGTCTGGTTTAGAGAAATCTAACGGGCGTGGACGTATCCCACGAAGCCAGAGGCCGGAACTCCCGACAACCTATCAAGGCGACAAATTTAACTGGTTCAATAATAGGAGCTATAAATTATGTCTACGAACCTAAGTCCAGCGTTCGTCCAGCTATTTGAAGCGGAAGTCCACCAAGCCTATCAAGGTGCGGCGACTCTTCGTGGAGTAGGACGTACCCGAAATGGTGTAACGGGAGACACCGTAAAATTCCCGAAAGTTGGTAAAGGTGCTGCAACAGTTCGTGTTCCGCAGTCGCAAGTTACGCCCATTAATGCAACTTTTGCTTCTGTAAGCGTTAGTATGCAAGACTATGTGGCCTCAGAGTACTCAGATATCTTTAATCAACAGAAAGTTAACTTCGATGAGCGTCAAGAATTAGCGCAAGTCGTAGGTAATGCTATCGGACGCCGTGAAGACCAAATTGTAATTGATGCACTTAATTCTGCTTCAGCGGGTAGTACAGTTGCTAAAACTGTGGTGACCTCTGGTTCAGCAGCAGCATCAAACCTAAATGTTGGTAAAATATTAGCGGCGAAAAAAGCTTTGGATGCGAAAAACGTTCCGGCAACTGACCGACACTTTGTTATTCACGCTAATAACCTAGCTGGATTACTTGGTGATGAACGTGCAATTTCGAGTGATTTTCAGACTATAAAAGCCTTAACAAGCGGAAGCGTCAATTCCATGCTAGGCTTTGAGTTCCATATTGTAGGTGACCGTGATGAAGGTGGCTTACCGTTGGCAACTGCTGATAGAACTTGTTTTGCTTTCCATCGTTCAGCACTTGGTGTTGGTGTTGGTATCGCTCCAAAAACTGAAATTAACTACATCCCAGAACGAACGTCTTTCTTAGTAACTGCAATGCTCTCTATGGGTGCTGGTGCTATCGATGTTGACGGTATCGTTGATGTGGTTTGTGAAGAGTAAGGAGAGATATCATGGCATTTGCAAGCACAGGCTTTTCCACAATAGGCGGTCAGCCTATGAGGGGTACGGTTCCAGCACTCTATTGCTATACCACTACTGACGCACACACAGTTGTAGATGGCTCCGGCTACTTCAACGACTTGTCAGACACTTTAGCTGTTGGCGATATGATTATTGTCCACGGCGCAACTGGTGGCACAAGAACGATTACAATGCACGTTGTGGTTAGTAACGCTTCTGGCGTTGTTGATATGTCAGACGGCACAGTAATCGCTGTGGTTACTGACTCAGACTAATACGTTGGGGGCGGCAACGCCCCCTTCCTTCTAGGAGATAAGAATGGCTATTGGTGACACAGACGTAAGTATTTGTAACAAAGCCTTAGTGTTCTTAGGAGCAAACAAAATAACAAGTTTTGCAGAAGGGTCAGCAGCGGCTGACGCTTGTAATGTTTTGTACAAGGAAGTTAAAGCATCGACCCTTGCAATGTACTCTTGGACATTTTCTCTAGGCAAATCAACTTTAGCACAAGAAACGACCTCGCCCACAAGCGAATGGACGTATCAGTACGCCTTGCCTAACGATATGCTTTCTGGCGTTCCACGGGCAGTAAGAGCCAGTACGACAGCGGGTTCTCCGCTAGTAAAGAATTGGGAAATAGGTCAGTCCTCTAATGGTGGCACAGTTTTGTTTTCGGATGAAACAACCATAACAATAGACTATCAAAAAGATGTTAATGAAGGAGCTATGCCGTCGTACTTTGTTACGCTCTTAGCTTATCAACTTGCGTGGCATTTAGCAGAAACCATTACAGACCAGACAGGTAAAGTTGAGGTATGGCGCAACATAGCTTTAGGTAACCCCGGTGAAGGTATGCGGGGTGGTTACTTTAGACAGGCTGTAAGCATTGATAGTGCGGGTCAAACGCCGGGAGTTATTAGTGACTATATGCTCACGGAGCTTAGATGAGCAAATACCAAACATATCAAGCTAGTTTTACGGGTGGTGAAATGGACCCCCTACTTCGGGGTCGCACTGACTTACAGCAGTATTATAATTCTGTAGCTATAGCTGATAACGTTTTGTTTGAACCTCAAGGCGGGTTTAGTCGGCGTCCGGGTTTAC